CATCAGTTTCTACTTGTATAACTTCTGAATCAAGTGCATTACCATTTCGAGTAATATCAGTTTCTAATGCAGTTTCAATAGCTGTAATTAATTCATTTCTTTTTGTATCTATATTGGCCTCTGCACCTTTTACAAATCCTAGTATTACAAAATCTATCGTACCATGTCTAGTTTTAGCACCAGAACCTAATTCAGAGTCATCTCTATTTTCTTCTGATGTTTGAACTATTACTGCTGGATATTGTTGCTCTGATAACTCATCTAATTGAAATGGTTGTCTAGTTGCTTTTCTAATATCTGGGCTAGATATAGCAGATATAACTGACAATAAATTAGATGCTATGTTTTCTCTTACACTCATATTCTAAACTTTCTTAATTCTTTTTCTACAAATCTGTTGAATTGTTTGTTTATAATCTTTTCTGTTCTATTGTTAAAGCCAAAAAATTCTCTTTTAGGGTCATTCAATACTTGATTAAACAATGCTCTCTGACGCATTTGTGAATTACTAAAAGCTAGTGTTACTTTGTGTTTTCCTGTTTTTTTTACAGTAGAGTTTGGTGTTAAACTTCCCAACATTCTACCAGAATAAAATAAATCAACTTTTGTAGATTTACCCTCTCTATTTAGTTTTTTTAAATAACCTTGTGAATATGGTGCAAAAGGCCTATCTCTAAAATCTATTCCTTTTTGAGTCTTAGTTCTAATAATATCAACTAATTGAAATCCAGCTTGTTTAACTCCTTTATCAATAACTCTTGATAATACAGATTGAAACTTTTTAAATTTTTGAGAAACTTGTTTTGAGTTTGTTTTAATGTTTAGATTGACAGCCATTATCTAGTCAATCTTCTAAATCCATGTAAAGGTTCTCTCTCGTTAGATACGATAGTTCCATCAGAATCTACATCATACTCTACACCATCTTCTAATATCATTCTCCATTCGATATTGTATTGGCTCATATAATATTCTGCCATTCTTTCAAATCTATCTTTTTCTGTTTCTGGTCTAAACTTAGTT